CGTTTAAAAATTGGTGTTTCAACTCCTGCAGCTAACGGTGTGTGTGGTTACAGGTCAACAAGTGCATTCAATATTGTTGATATGGGTTGGAGGTTTTGTGTTGCGTTTGGTGTTTCAGATACAGCCTTAAATACAGGGGCGCGCCAATTCTATGGGATGACATCGGCAACAACTTTATTAGGTATTTCGTCAACTGTAACTGTAGAAAGTTTGACTAACATAGTTGGTATTGGATCGGATGCTTCTGATACTAACTTACAGATATTCCATAACGACGCAACTGGTACGGCTACAAAAATAGATTTAGGGGCTAGTTTTCTTGCAAATAGGACAGGAAGTGCAGCAACTGATTTTTTTGTGTTTGAACTTTACAACCCTTTTAACTCAATGACTGTTTATTATAAGGTTACTTCATTGGAAAACAACGTAACAGTTGAGGGGTCAATCACTACGAATTTACCAAGTGATACTACACCGATAACAATGCAAGCGGTTAGAACTTCGGGAGCGTCTTCAAACGCTTGTAGTTTTGATATTTCACAATTAACATTAAACTGTTTATCATGATAGAGGTAATACAAGAAGTAAGGGGAGCTTACACTTATGTAGAAAGTAGCTACTTGAATATAATCAAAGTAGGAAATGAGGTTTTAAATGCTGATGTAACAGCAGAAATAACAGCACAAGAAACTATCATAAACGATTACATCTAATTTACAACAAAGACCTTAAATCAAGGTTATATAATTATGAATGAAATCAAGTACATTTTAGAGCAAATCAGAAAGACGAAAACAATAGTGCTACTCATAATTCTGCTTGCCTTCATTCTTTTTTATTACAAATCATTGGTTACTCAAGTAGTAGTTAAAAAAATTGAAAGTGTTGACGAGGTGAAAAAAGACATTAATAATAATGTTTTGATTCAACAGATGCTTAACGAGTTGATGATAAAATATAATGCTGATAGGGCTTATATATTTCAATTTCACAACACAATTAAGTACTACGATGGAACACACCGTAACCATCAATCAATGACTTTTGAAGTGTGTAATAATGGTATTAGCTCGGAAGCACATAATTTACAGAATATTCCCGTTAGCTTGTACCCGATGTTCTTACAACAGATAATGTTAGAAAGAATGAATTATTGCGACGTGAATAGCATTAAAGAGCAGACTACAAAAGCATCGTTATTAAGGCAAGGGATTCACTCGATATGTATAGCACCATATTTTAAAAAAGGAAATTTTGTTGCTTACATTGGTTTAGACTTTGTAAAAGAAAATAAGTGTACAGAAATTGATTTTAAGGAGTTTAAAGAGTTTACAAACGAAATAGGTAATATATTAATGTTATGAGAAAAGGAGGAAAAAAAGGCTGTCAATGTAAAGATGGCACGTATAGTAAAGAGTGTTGCGATGGTAACTCTCAAGGGGTTGGAAGTACACAACAACAAACAATTAGTAATGTAAACCATACTATTGAAGTAAGGCAAATTACAACAGAAAGAGGTTAATAAAGTTATTAAAGAAAAAAGATATGACTAAAGAAATAAAAGACGCGTTAAAAACTATCAAGACCTTCTTAGGAATGGAGGTGAAGTTAGAGCAGATGAAGTTAGTAGATGGTAACACGGTAATAGAGGCGGATTCATTCGAGCCGGGTGCAAGTGTTATGATTGTAGTTCCTGAAGGTGAACCTGTTCCTTTAGAAGTTGGTAATTATGAACTTGAAGACGGTAGAGTTTTAATCGTTGAAGAGGTTGGAATGATTGCATCAATCGAAGAAATGCCTGCTGAATCAGAAGAGGAAGAGATGCCAGTTGAAGCTGATGTGACTCCAGAGGTTGAAGTGAAACAACCTAAAAAAGTTGTGTCAATTACAGAACAACATTTTGCTGAAATGGAAACAAAGATTGCTGAGCTTGAAACTAAGTTAGCTGCAATGACTCCAGAAGTAATCGAGTTGACTGAAGAGCCAAAACCGATTCAGTATAACCCTGAAAACGCAAAACCAATTGAACATATGGATTTGGCTACAAACACAGGTAAATCAACAAGAGATAAGATTTTAGAAGAAGTATACAATAACAAATAAACAAATAAAAAAATGGCTACAACAATTAACATTTCAACTTCATACGCTGGACAGGATTCTAAGTTATGGGTAAAAGCTGCTTTATTAAGCGGTAACACATTAGCAAATGGAGGTATGACTATCATACCAAACATTGCTTACAAAACTACAATGTTTAAAATCGGAACGGACGACATTTTAAAGAATGCTACGTGTGATTTTGATGCTACATCTACTGTAACACTTTCTGAAAGAAGTTTGACTTTAGAGCAATTTCAAGTTAATTTACAATTGTGTAAAAAAGACTTTTTGGCTACGTGGCAAGCTGAAGAAATGGGATTCAGCGCAAACAAAGTTTTGGCAAAATCATTTGTTGACTACTTGTTAGCTTACATCACTGATAAGGTTGCTTCATCTGTTGAGGTTTCTATTTGGAGAGGTGCAAACGCAACTGCTGGGCAAATTGACGGTATCGCTACATTATTGGCTGCGGATGCTGCTTTACCAACTGCTAACGAGGTTGCAGGTTCTTCTGCTATTTCTGCATCTGCTACAGTAATTGCTGAATTAGGAAAAATTGTCGATGCAATCCCTGCTGCTTTGTACGGTTCACCTGACTTGAAAATCTACGTGCCACAAGGTGTTATGAAGGCTTACATTAGAGCTTTGGGTGGTTTCTCAGTAGCTGCTACTTCTAACTCTGGTACAGATGCTAAGGGAACACAATGGTACAATGGTGGTGCTTTAACTTTCGATGGTATTCCAATTTTCGTTGCTAACGGATTGGCTGCTAACACTGCTATCGCTGCTGAAACTTCTAACTTATTTTTTGGTTGCGGTTTATTAAATGACACAAATGAAATCGCGCTTTTAGACATGTCCCCATTGGACGGTTCACAAAATGTAAGATTTGTATTACGTGCGGGTATGGCTGTTAATTACCATTCTGTATCAGACATCGTAACTTATAACATTCCTAACTCAGCTAACTAATTAACTAATCAATTAACCAATTAAAGGGAGGGTATATTCCCTCCTTTTTTTTTAAACTTTAAATTTATGGCTTGTAATTTAAGTATAGGACGCGCTGAGGCGTGCAAAGAAGCAATCGGAGGACTCAAAGCGGTTTACTTCATTAACTATCAGATACTACCTTCTGATGTAACATTTTCAAATGACCTTATTACAGCGGTAATAAATGTAGACAACTTGTATAAATATGAGTTAAAGTCAAACGAAAATGTATTTGACCAAGAAATTGTATCAAGCCGTGAAGCAGGGACAACGTTCTTTCGTCAAACGTTAACAATTAAACTGAAAAAACAAGATGCTACGACGCACAAAGAAATTAAACTTTTGGCCTATAGTCGACCTCACGTCCTTGTGGAAAACAACAACGGTCAATTCTTTTTGATGGGCTTGTTTAGAGGTGCTGATTTAACAGCAGGAAGTATAAATAATGGTGGGGGGCTTGCAGATTTTTCGGGTTACAGTTTGACTTTTACGGCGGAAGAGGCTTTACCGGCACCATTTACGGATATTACAAGTGCTGCTACTATCGTTTCTGATTGTTTCACAGGTGCAACAGTAACAACCGCTTAACCATGCCTTGTTTAATAACACTTGGACGTTCAGAGCCTTGTAAGGATAGCCTTGGAGGGCTTAAAAACGTTTACTTTATAAATCAAGATTTAACAGCAAATTTTATTTATAAAGAAACTACTCCTGGAAGTGGTATTTATATAGCCGATACTGACTTTAGTCAATCTATTGAATATGTAAACTTTGTACAGTATCTTTATAAATTTGAGTTGAAATCTAACGAGAATGTTTACGACCAAGAGATTGTTACTTCACGTGAAAACGGAACGACATTCTTTAGACAAACATTGACTATAAAACTAAAAAAACAGGACATTGCAACACACAACGCTGTAAAAACTTTAGCGTATGCAAAGCCGAGAATTTTAGTTGAAAACAACGAGGGGCAATTTTTCTTAGTTGGACTTTTAAGAGGTTGTGATTTAACAGCAGGAAGCATCAATAATGGAGCCGCGCTTGGTGATTTTAGCGGTTATTCCTTGACGTTTCAAGGCGAGGAGCTACTACCATCGCAATTTGTTGAAAACGGCACAAGTTCATTCTATTACGACATTGACCCAGCAGGAGGGCAAACAGCATCCACAATAGTTACAAGTTAATACACGGAGGGGCTTAAAACACCCCTCTTTTTTTTTGCAACAAAAACACTCTTTTTTAGTTATACTATTACATGATAGTATTAACGACATCCACAAGCCCTCAAATAGTTTACTTCGTGCCACGTGAAGGCTCGGGAAACTCCGATAAGATATTTCTTACAGACGAACAGACAAACGTCACTGCAACGATTAATATAACGACCTACGCAACAGGTGATTATTACCATACTGCGACCGCTACCTTTGGTCTAAAAGAAGGACATACGTATGTTTGTAAAATTGGCAAAACAAACGACATTAGATTTTACGGACGTGTATTCTGTACGAATAACCCAAGCTCAAACTTCACACAAACGGTAACAACAAACGAATTTATAATCTATGAATAATAACATTATACAACTATCTTCCTATACAGCTCCCGTAATTGTCGAAAATAATCGCAACGAATGGGTTGAATATGGTGAAGATAATAACTACTATCAATTCTTAATCGACAGATATAGTAATTCAGCAACGAACAACGCTGTAATTAATAACATTTGTAGACTAATATACGGTCAAGGCTTAACAGCTACGGATAGCGCGATGAAGCCCAACGAATGGGCGCAACTATTATCTATATTAAAGGAAGACGATTTAAGACGTATTATATTTGACTTGTACGCACTTGGGCAGTGTGCCTTACAGATTCACTACGATAAGGGACATAAAGCGATTACAAGGGCTTTTCACACGCCTATACAATTATTAAGACCAGAGAAGTGCAACCAAGATGGGGATATAGTAGGATATTTCTATTCTGACAATTGGAGCGACCCAAAGAAGTATGTACCTAAGAGATTCGATGCTTTTGGAAGTTCAAAAAAAGAAGTTGAAATTTTATATCTAGCTCCTTATAGCGCTGGGATGAAGTACTTTTCAAATGTAGACTATCAAGGTGGTATTGATTATGCGTTATTGGAAGAGAAAATTGCTGAATATCTTATAAATGAGGTTAGTAACTCTTTTGCTCCCACGACTATCGTAAACTTTAACAATGGTACCCCAACGGACGAACAGAAAGACGAGATTTCATCTCAAGTAATTGGTAAGTTAACTGGGTCAAAAGGTAAGAAAACTTTAATATCATTTAACGAAAACGAAAATACAAAGACAACGGTCGATACTATACCTTTGAACGATGCTCCAGACCATTATTCTTATTTATCAGATGAGTCTACAGCTAAGATATTACGTAGTCACAATGTAACTACACCATTGTTATTCGGTGTGACGTCAGCAAGTGGCTTTAGTAGTAATGCAGATGAAATGAAAACAGGAGCGTTGTTATTTGAAAACATGGTTATCAAACCAAAACAACAAATGATCGTTGAAATGATTAAAAAAGTGTTGTCATTTAACGGTGTGTCTTTAAATCTTAAATTTAAAACGTTGAATCCTTTACAAGGTGACGAGCCACAACCCGTACAAGAGGTTAAAATGAGCGCACAAGACGAATTAGATGTTGCGAAGTATGGTGAAGATGTTGATTTAGATGAATGGGTGTTAGTTGACAGCAGAGAGGTCGATTATGATTTAGAAGATGAGTTGGATGCAGAGCTTGAAAAACTAAACGAACCTACAAATCTTTCTAAGTTTTTAAACCTTGTTAAAACAGGTACAGCAAGACCAAACGCAAGCAGTATTCAAGATGGTAAACTTTTCAAACATCGTTACAGATACGTTGGTGAAATAACTGAAAAGTCACGTTTGTTTTGTAAGAAAATGATTCAAGCTAATAAGGTTTATAGAAAGGAAGATATTATTAGAATGAGCAATGAAATTGTAAACCAAACACGTACACGGTCAGATGGTACAGTTGGTGGTTTAGGGCCGCGTGGAGCGACTACATACGATATATGGTTATATAAGGGCGGAGGAGCTTGCCACCATAAATGGGTGCGTGAAACTTATTTAAGAAAATCGGATGTTAATTCACCAATTGCAAAAAAATACATGAAGGAGTTTAGACCTTCGGTTGCTCGCAAACTAGGTGAGATTGTACCCGTGAACGACAAAAAAGTTTATACAAGACCGATTGATATGCCTAACAAGGGATTTTTACCTAAATAATTTTAAGACATGGCAGAAGCACTATTAATATCGAAAAAAGACTTACAAGAATATACGTCTTTAAACGCAAACACAGACGTTGACAAAGTGATTCAATTTGTACTTGTAGCCCAAAACATTTGGATACAACAATACACTGGGAGTAAGCTATTGGATAAAATAAAAACGGATATTACCAACAACGCACTTTCGGGCAACTATATAACCCTTGTAAGGTCCTATTTAAAGCCTATGTTGATCCATTTTACTATGGTTGAATATTTACCGTTTTGCGCTTACACAATTTCAAATAAAGGGATTTATAAGCACCAATCTGAGAATAGCGAAATTGTTTCAAAAGAGGAAGTTGATTACTTAATTGAAAAAGAAAAACGTATTGCAGAATCATATTCACAAAGGTTTTTAGACTATATTTGCAAGAACAATAGTTTGTTTCCAGAGTATACAACAAACGAAAACGGCGATGTTTACCCACAACATAATAACTATCTAACAAATTGGTATTTATGAAGAAGAAAAAAGAGTATAAACCAAAGGAAGAGAATATAATTAAACTTAAACAATACTTAAATGATATTAGCAAGTCACGGAATAATAAGTAGCAGTGGTGGGGTGCCACCTTCAACATTATTAACAAATTTATATGCGGTTTATAAAGCTGAAAGTAATGCAAACGATTCATTTAGCACTATAAACGGAACTGCGCAGGGGGGGTTGACATATAGTGCAGGCAAGAGTGGAAATGCTTTTACTTTTAATGGTGTAAATAGTCGCATTGATTTGCCAACTGCTTCTTTTAACTCACTAACAACAGATTTTTCAGTTAGTGCTTGGACTTTATTTCCAATAGGTTATATTAGCGGTTATGCTATTCCTGTTTTTAACAACATGAGTGCAACATCATGGTTAAATGCTGGTGGTGGTTTTTGGGTTACATTGTTTGGTGATGTAATACAGTTTAGAATTGGGGACAAAAGCACAGCGCCTATTCTAACATACTCAACAGCTTATTCTATGGGCTATAACACGTTTTTTCACATTGCTGTAACACGTTCAAGTGGTAGAAGTAGAATATATTTGAATGGCACATTGGTAGCAAGCAATACAGATGCGGTTAATCCAGTGTATTACACAAGTGGAGTGAATACAACTACACCAACAATAGGAGCAATTAAAATGCCTAATGGTGTACAAGATGGTTATTACGCGCCATTAAATACAAAAATAGATGAGTTAAACATTTGGAATAAAGAACTAACAGCTACAGAAGTAACTGAATTATATAACGCAGGTACAGGTAAATTTTATCCTTATTAATTATGAAAGTTAGACAATTAACATTAGAACAAAAAAACATCCTTACAGGTCAAGTATGGGGTTTCCAAGGTCAAGTATTTAACCCTTTGCAAGATGCAAACGGAAATTGGTTTATCTCAAATGAAGAGGTTAACGGATGTACATTGCAACAAGCTGAGTCTATCCCATGTGATGCATGGCTTTTAACATTACCCGAAATAGATTACAATCCAATTGTACATGAAGCGTAAGTTCTACGAAGGGCAAATAATAAATAATAAAGTCGTTAAAACAGTTTGGAGCGACTCAAGTAATTACATGATAAATTTTACAGATGGAAGTTTTGAAGTTATTAAGAAATAGATGGAATGCACCGACGCCAAACTTTTGGAAAAAAGTGCAAAGTGTTGGAATAGTAATCGGAGGTTTAGGAGCGGTATTAATCGCACCGCCTTTCGGTTTAGCAATCGCGCCTTATATGGTGGCTGTTGGTTCAGTAGCAGGAGTATTATCACAATTGACAGTAGATGAGCAACGTTAGAAATTACACAACAGACCAACTACTCGATAGAGTAGAAGAGTTAAAGTCATTCAAAACTATTCCATTAGGTTATTGGATAGTAGGAGTTAGATCAAATGAGGATGCACCAAACAAGTACGATGATAAGTTTTACTTATTCAATGGTGAAGAATTTGTAAAAGTTGTTACAGGCACAACCAATCCCGGCACACCAATATTGGAAGGTGGCTATTTGAAGTATAACAAAGTAGGTGCCGCGGTTGTTAAGTCAAACGAATGGTATTACGATGTTTGGTCTTATGGTTTACACCAAGGTAAGATGCCTGCGCTTAGACAAGTTGGTCCATTCATTGTTTACCGTGACGGAGATAGGGATGGTAAAAGTGAGGAAATCGGAATACCTATAAAGGGAAGTGGTTACGGAATCAACTTCCATAGCATCTCAAATGATTTATCCGTAAAAAAAATAGGTGAAAACATTGGTGGCTATTCAGCAGGTTGTCAAGTATGCAACAATGTAGAGCAATATAGCATGATTATCAATATGATTAAAAATCAAAATAGAATAACATACTGTTTATTAGAAGAATTTTAGTACCTTTATAGAGTGTTTTGGAGCGGTTAAGAAATTAATCGCTTTTTTTTTGCTTAAAAGTTTGCGTATTAATTATTAATGTTTAAATTTGTAACATAATTAAAAACATAAACACAATGGAAGTAGTAGTAAACAACATCGCAAAAGACAAAGCAAAACAAGTTATGGATGCTTTATTTGAGTGTATGAATGATAAAAATTTATCAAAAGAAGAAAGACAACAATACTATAAAGAGTATTTAGAAGTTTCAGCTAATTATTTAATACTTTGCAGATAATGGAAAATTTAGAATTCACAGAATATTGTTACACTGAAGTTAACGGATTCACAGAGATGGTAGGTATGAAAGAAGATAAAAAAAGAAGAAAGTATTATATTTATATTAATACTCACTTACAAGGATGTAAAACTCTTACTTTTTCATCTTACAAGAAGCTTATTGAAAAATATTTTAGTTTGTGTATAGAAA